CCTGGGCGCGTATCTGGGCTAGTTTATCGGGGGAGTATTCACCATTTCTGCGCCTAAGCGCGTCAATAATGCGTTCTTCGATGGTATTACGGGCAAATCGGGCAACTTCCCAATTATTTTTGATTTTCCCGGCCAGGCCAAGAATGAATGGTGCGTTCTGTGCGGATTCTGCTTCTGATTTGGATAATCGCTCTGCTTCGAGGTCTGAATTGCTTTTGACCATGACCAGGGGGTGTTGGGGCGCGTTCTTGGGGGATCTGGATAGCGTGACCGCAGCGTTTTCCATTAATGAATCGTCCTTTCTTGTGGGAGAGGACCGCCATCACCAATAAAATTGGTTTCCATGGCTTCGTTATGCGCCTTGATGTCAGGCTTTAATTCGGGGAGTTCTGGCGGATCAGCCTCTTCGGACTCTTTGGCAACGTGAGATCCGGTGTTGTAAATGGTGATTGTGTTCTCTTCCTGGCGGACCTTGCGCGCTTCCTGCGTCTGATCGCATAGCAGGCCGTAGAGGTGATCCAGGTAAGGTTTACCCTCGCGCTCGAGTCGGAGCAGATCAAGTTCGATGTTCACTTCGAGCATGTCTGCCGTTATAAAGTGGAACATAATCAGTGACTGATCCTTTTTGTTGTACAAAACATCGATGCCATAGCGGTTGCAGTCTTCAGGCGGCAATACGTTCTTATTCACACCTGGCTCCAGCATCTTGCAGAATGCTTCGACTACATCGTCGCTTGTTATTTCAACTTTTGGCACGTTAATCCCATAGTGTAAATTTCATGTCCAGCCACCCGCAGATTTGTTGGTAACCGGCCTTGCATGCGTCCGATAGGCCAGGTTTCGCGTATGACCCTTCATCGACATCATGCCGCAGTCCGACAGGTTTGGTGACGGTATCGGCGGTTTCAACTTCTTCATGTCGTCCTTGCTCATAATCTGAATGAGGCCGTTCGCATTGTATTTTTTCGGTATTCGGCATACCTCTGACCTGAATCTATCAATACAATCAATCTCAGAAGAGATTGATATCATTGTTTCCGGATCTTTATACAGCTTCCGGGTTACTGCGATATGGGTGTTGTAAAACCGGTCCCGCAGATACCAGTAATACTGCGCCCGCTTGTTCCTGAACGTCTGAATGTTTGTTTTCGCATTCGATCGATCAATCATGTTGTCGGGCTGGTAGATATCTTCCGGATTATCTACGCCTTCCGATCCCTTGAACATTTCGATATCCATTCGCTTGCCGTCCAGGGCAGTGGTAATCTGGCGCTTTAAACCAGCACCAAGACCATCACAATCCCATCGGAATACATCGGCCTGGTACTCCATGGCCCAGTACGTCGCCCAATCGGCCTTTTCGTTCACATCACCGGTTGTCTTTTCCTGAATATCAAAAATGACCGAGCCCTGCCGGGCTAATATGCCCGCCGGATCATTCTTTCCGCGCTTTGTCTCATCAGATGGATCATGCGTTAATATCGTCGCACCGATCTGCTGAAAACCCAGGGCCAGGTGTGCATCGATGGCTGAATTGAACCATTCTGTTGGGATAATGGCGCCTTCAACCGTATCATTGAACTTGCCAAGCCAGATATGCTCGTATTCAGCTGCGGATAGATATTGCTCATCAAATGCCCGTTCATCTTCGAGCACTTGCGGGAAAAACGGATTGTCCAGGTAATTACAGACGATGATCAGATGCAGATCGTCCTCGTAATAACCATCCCGGTCCAGCTCGCGCTGAAATGGATTAATGAAACGCTGGCTGAATGGATCAGCACTGGACATCGGGTTAGCCGTCATCCAGATTTCGGATTCTTCGGTTCGCAGTGTTGGCGTCAGCGTCTTTAGCGAATCTTCACTGAGAAATTGCGCCTCTTCAACCCAAAACCGTTTAAATCCGTGCATCGATTTCATGGCCGATGTGTTCCTGGCCAGCCCGCGATACTTGATCAAACCGCCGCTTCGATGCTTGATCTGGTTCGCCTGGGTGTTGAATCCATCGGCTTCAATACGATCAATCTCGTCTGAAAGCAGAGAGTGCACCGAGTCATCGATGGAGTTCATGTATTCACGAAAACAACCGATCTTCAGGGCTTTCGTTGCCGTGTCCTTCAAGCAAAGGTCGCCAACCGTCTGCGACTTGGCAGATCCGCGGCCACCAATGATAATTTTGTAGCGTTTTTTCTTCTCGATTAACGGCTCAAGAATCCGCGGGCAAAGGATCTCAGTTGAATCACCAAGGTCGGCTTCCTTCGTATAGCTAGGTAGACTCAAGGCTCAATGACTTTTCGAGCACCGGTCTTTGCGTCTACGATCGTCACTCGCCAGTTCTGGTCGATTGGTTTGCCGTCATCGTCCTTCGGCTTGAATGCGCAAACATCAACGTGCTCGCCCATGATCTTCAGCGCCTTGCCGGCCCCGGCAGAATCGAACTTGTATTCACCAGTTGGAACACCATCGCTGTCGGTAACCTGTTCACGCTGCATACAACGCTCGAACATTTCCTTGGCGCCCTTCAGTACATAAACTGCATCAACATCAGCTTTTTCCTGTGCTTCCTTCGCAAGTTTGGCAATTAATTCTTGAACTGCAGGTATCTGAAGAATTTCACAGGCATAAACTCTTGCCCCTTTTTTGGCGAATCCTGCGCGTTCAGCTGCCTTTTGTCCATTGAAATCAATGACATATTCATGACAAAACCGAATCCTCTTTGGCGTCATCTTCGGTTCTTTCTTAGCAGGCTTTGTCATAATTTATTTAAAATTAAAGGAGGGCGGATACACCTTCGCCAGATAAGTATACCCGCCCTGGAGGAAACGCTGTTTTAGCTTACGCCGCTCTGCTTTGACGCAGTGTGATGGCGGCTCGAGCTGGAACCAGGTGGTTTGTTCTTGCTGGAAAATTCCAGATTAGGCGACTTCGAAGTCTCTGGATTGTTACCAGGACTGGCCGGGTTATGGCTTTTCATGCCGCCTTTCTTGCTATTTGGTTCGTGACCTTTGGTCATTTTCATGATTGTAAACTCCTAAATTATGCGCATAAAAAAAGCCCGGGTAGCGAACCAGGGCTTTGTTTTGGGGGATTGAATAACAATCTACATAATCGATACTAAATCATGTGATGTTTTTTTGTCAATCAATTTTTGCAACTTGGTCGATCTGATAACCCATCCAAGCAGCATATCCGATGTTTCGATGCTCTGGAACCTCGTCACCAGGCTGTATTAGCAATATACATTCACGGTTGAAAGGGCGACCTTCAGCATCAAAGCAGGCGAGATTCACGCTTCTATCACTTAAAACAGCCGCCACAAGACCAATAACAGGATCTTTACCGTTGCACATCACCCTTTCATTGATCCCAGGATAATAATGCACCACGCGGCCTACGGTCGGTTTGATGACGATAGGTGGAGCTTCTTGCTGATCTTCGTGTTCATTTTCATTTACTTCTGGCATTTCTCGTTTCCTCTGTTGTGGTTAATCTATTTCAGGATTCATCTGGTTAATTATGCAGGCTTTGCCAATGTCAACAATTGCATTGATCTCAGCAAGTTTGTCAGTGGTTGCTGAAATGTACAGATCACCATCGTCTGTAATACCAATAATCACGACATCGTTGAACTCAACATCCCTGGCCGCATCGAACAAAACGCTGGCTTCGACGCGGCCAAAAGGGAATAGTTTGACGTTGCTCATCGCCTGGATTCTTTGAAATCCTTCTTCAGCCGCTTGTATTCCTTCCTCGTGACTGATTCTTTCTGGCCAACCGTATTATCTTCGGCCATTCGTCGCAGTTGCTTTGCTCGTCTGCCGTTCATTTATCCTCCAGGTTTAATTGCTTGAATACGATGGTTCTCATATCAGCCAAGTGATCTTGTGTTGATTTGAGCATGCCTGTACTACCGGAACCTTCGGACGGCCTTAATCCACAGCGCCAGAGCTCATCGATTAGCTGTTGGCCCTGCTCGATATCGATCCTGATAAACGGAACCGTATGAAGGGCGCCATCCTCGATCTCTTCCATGACCATGGCTTGCGCTACATGGGTCTTATGGCCTTCATATACCTGCCTTGCATACAGGCTAATGCCAAGATCCCATTCTTCGCGCCTTGCCATGAACTCAAGTGGATGTATGTCGCCTTTCATATTTTTGCCCTTTTCTGGCGAAAGTATTCAGAAATGATCCCGCCCGGGTTGCTGTGATCGGCCCTGTGCTTGCTGCAGGCTTTGGCGATCTTGCTTTTGCCATGCCCGCCTCCGAACGCACCTTTCGTTGGTCCAAAGTTACTTACCTTGGTTGCAGTTGCCGCTGTTTTCTTCAATAGGTCGTCTAAAAAGCTCATGTTTCCTCCAATGATGAATAGTAGTTGTTCGGTATAAATCGCTCCAAGTCATGCTCTAAAGCCCATTCTTTCAGCTTCCAGGGCGGTACCTGCTTCCAGCTGTCATAGCCAAGCTTGGCTTTCAGGGTTTCCCAGCACCACTGCTGCAGGTATTCGATTCGCTTCTTATCCCACCAGTCGCGGCCACCAACGGCGGAGTATCCATGATCAGTTTGAGCTTGGTGTCGTTTGTAGCATAGGGGAATTGCGCTGTATGGAGGCTTTATGCCTGTACCAGAGCCATTGGCTACGCGTCGATTATGCGCAGCAATTACTGGATTACCATCGGCAAGGCATTGTTTTCCGTCCCATGCGCACGGCTGCTTCCTGATCCACGCCAGAAACTCATCATCCGTTCCAACAGCACGCCACACTTCAGGCCTGCGGAAGAAATCAGACTGACGGAGCTCGCGGGCCTGCTGGCCGTAGTCATGAAGCCTTGGATCACTGATTATCTGACCTATGGCTACTGGCTCGCTATCACCGTACATTCGTGCCCTCACGGTATCAACAGCTTTTCCGCTGGTATGTGTGATATCACCTGGCCATGATTCATCTTGCTCTGGTAACTGCTTGAGGTCCAACGGCGCAATGGCCACGTCCATATCAATATCCGGGAACAGTTTATGAAACTGCGCTTTGTGCCGCGGCTCGATGTCGATTTGAATCCTGAGCGTACCATCAACTAGCTCTTTGACGGCCTTGCGCGTGCCAGCGATGGCGAGATTATCACTCATCTTCTGCTGGCTCATCGCCCAGTGGATAGCCGGTAATTCTTGCTTCGTCAAATGTCATCCCGCTAGGGAATCCCCCATCAAAAGAAAAAGTAAGTTCTTCTGTACCGCCTTCAATTACCAGACCAGGTATCTCGGTCCAGTCTGGAGTAATCGCCGGGATAAGTTCGCCTTCCGAGATAGTGATTGTTGTCGGTGGATTATCTTTGGTTTCGTATTCAATCACTGCCGTTCCACTCGCAAGCATTTCCATTGATGTCGGAAACTTCGTTATCCTGGCGCCCGCTGGTATTAAGCACAAGATTGCGGCCTCATCCGGCTTGACAGCAAGCTTGCGTGAAATAAGTTCTATCTGCTCTTTGTTCAGAATGATTGTGGTAATGGCCATTAGCTACCCGTATATACCGTGTTATATCCGCTAGTCGTGTATCCGCTAAATATTGTATTCTTGCGTTTTTC